AATTATGCAATTAAGCGATTAATTTATTTTCTATTTTTTCTTAAGTTTGTTATCTTTTTAGCAGAACTTTTAACAAAGTTGCCGACATCTTTAACGGATTTTACGATTCTATCGGGAGTACGTTGTAGAGTTCTCATAGGGTTGCTTATAGTTTCTTCAACTTCATCTTCAAATACTTCAATTCTATTTAATAGACTGCTTAAGGTGCTTAATAATATAGGTATTATTATTATGGTGAATAGCAGAGTTAAGAATAAAAATAGGGATATCATAGTTCCTACAGATATTATATCTCTGCTTAAATCTTCCGAACATTTGCATTTTTCATTAGTTAAGTATCTAACATAATCAAATGCGTAGTATATGTATACTACAAACATTAAGAAGAATATGAAAGTGGCAATTGAGAGTAATTGGACTACTACATATCCCATACTTTTAGCTACACTGGTTAGAGATATAAACGAAGTTATTAAGAAATAAGCTAAAGCGATTATTGTGAAGTTTTTGATAAACTCTTTGTTAGGGTGTTCTGAACATTCACACCCCATATTCTCTAATTTGTAAATGTAACTTAATATTATTAATAATAATATAGCAAATATTGCTTGAATTAATGCACTACTATAAAAAGACAGACTATTGTTACTTTCTTTCATTATACTATTTCTTGCTCTATACTATTATATAGAAATAATTTTTTTATAATTCAATAATATTATAAATAAAAAATTTTGTCGAACTATCAAAATTTTTTATATCTATATTTTTAATTTTATCAATAATTTCAGGATATTTTTTTATAGATAATAATTTATAAATTTGTTCTAACAATATATCAAGTATATATTTATGGACATCTTTGTTTGTTATTTCTTCCACGTGATTATAGATATTATTTAATAATACTATTAATTCTTCATTTTTATACTTTACCCATACTTTATTCATATTATGAATTTTCTTTTTCCATTTAATATAATCACAATATAAATCATATTCGTCATTTAGCAGTAATAAATTATTTTCATATACATATTGAGGGGGGTTCCATTCTTTATTAGTTAAGTAATTATCCCAAATTTTATCAATATTTAATGCAACATAGTCTTTATCAAATAATTCCAAAATATTACAATATATGTCATCCTCGCTTGTTTTAATATAATTCAAAATAATATTAAATATTTCATCTAACATCACATTGTTATTTATAATTTCTCTTATCTTTTCATATATGTTTTCTTTATTTTTATGCGATAGTTTGTTCAAATAACCTATCAAACTTCTTTTAATCTCCGAAGTTTTAGAAAATTCAGGTATAATTATATGGAATCTATTTTTTGCCTTCGGTTTATTGTATTTATCTTTATTATTAAAAATTTTCTTTGCCCATATCATCTTAGGATCGTAGAATGAGTTAAAACAAGTATATGTGCTTTTAATCTCTGCGACCTTCTCTAAAATATTCCCCGGAATATCAGTTATATTGTTATATTCATTTTTAAATTGTTCAATATCAATCTTTATGATTTGTTCGCTCATTATATTTAATTATTATAAATAATCTTATATATTGAATAATCAAGATAAAAAAATGAGTACATAATTGAAAAATATTTAGAAATTTCAAAAAGTTTATAAAAATCTTAGAAAAATAAAATTATGTACTCAAATTTTCAAAGTATAATATACATAAGGCAGAAACACTTATTAATAATAATATGTACAAGATATTGAATAAATTGGATGAACTATATGCCAACAATTTGGTATATAGAACAATTATTGTCTGCAATAGTACAGAAGATTATAAGCACATTTTAAATACTAACAAATATGATGTATATATTCTTGATAAATATGATGATAATATCAACTATGATGCTTTAGATGTTAGAATACTACTAATAAAAAGCGAAAGTTTTCTTCAATTTATTAAGGATTATAATAAAAAAGAATTGGATAGATATTTTTATACATCTATTATATTTGATTCGGAAGACAATGAATTAAAAACAGAATATCTAAAAATATCTAAAAACAATACACTAATAATTTAATACCTACGTTTTCTACAAATCATTGATTATATTAATTATTTTTTAACAATTTATAAATTTCCATATTATTATCTAATAATATTTTAGAAGTTTATAGATAATAAATGGCGAAGCGTAGTAATTCAGGCGATATGATTAGTATGGTTTTAATAATAGTATTTTTATTAATTGCAATATTCGCTCTTTATTATATGAATGGAAGAAATGTATTTGAACCTTTTTCAGGAGATAGAAAATATTGTTTAGAATATTATTATATGGATGGTTGCGGGCATTGTGATAGATTTAATGATAGCGGAGTATGGGAAGAATTAAAAAAAACATATGGAAATAAATTAGAATTTAATAAATATAATTATCGTGATGCTAAAGATAGAATAGATAAATATAATATTACAGGATTTCCTACAATTATTCTAACAGAAAATGATAATATAAAAGCGGAATATAATGGTAATAGAGAAAAAGACGATTTAGCAAAATTTATAACTAGTTATATATAAATAATATATATTAATAAGAATATAATAAAAATGGGTGCTGGATTAATGCAACTTGTATTATATGGAAACATTTCGCAATATATTACACAAAATCCTCAAATTAATTATTATAAATATTCACATAATAAACATACTAATTTTTCAATAGAGCAGATAACTTTAACACCAGAAGGTAGTTCTAATGCGGGGTTTAATAGTGGCGCTGTAATTAATTTTAAAATAAAGAGATATGGGGATTTTTTATCTAATATGTTTTTAACTTTTAAAATCCCTGATATTTACTCAAATAATGAATATAGATTTAGATGGATCACTAACATTGGTTATAATTATATAAAAGAGGTCAGAATAAAAATTGGTAATAATACAATTGAATCTCTTTATGGCGAATGGTTAAATATTTGGGATGAATTAACTAACAAAGACGGCATTAAATATAATAAATTAATAGGGAATATAGATGAGTTAGTAAACCCCTTTAACTTCGTTCCAAAATATACGATTATTAATAACAGATTATTTAACGTCACATATCCTATATCTGTTTATAGTTCCACAAATAACAATCCTAGTATAAATGGAAGAAAGATACAAGTTCCATTGAACTTTTGGTTTACTAAAAACCCTTCGTTAGCACTGCCCTTATTAAAAATGCAAAATATTGAAATATTATTAGAAATTGAAACAAATCCAAAAGGTTTTGATGGATTATATCAAGTATGGAGTAATATATTAAATATGTATGTAAGTCCCGTATTGTATGAAAAAGTACATTCAAAAACTGTAAGTATAGAAGATTTTGTTAGTCCCAACGATAAGTCATTTGATGTAAGGAATGAATTAATATGCTCCTATGTTTATCTAGATAGTGTTGAAAGAAGTAAAATACTATTAAATACACAAGATATAGATTATGTAATAAGTACGCCTAAAAGAAATCACGATCAGTTTAATGCAAATGAAACAACAAAAACAATTACTATAACAAATGCATCACATCATATTAAAGAATTAATATGGATTGTTAGGAGAAATGATGTTATAGATAATTTTAATAATTATACAAACTATACTGCAACACACGAATATACTGAAAATATGGGAATATTAGATAATATAGAAATAAAATGGAATAATACGATATCTCGCACAGACAATGATGCAGAATTTTATAATCATATTGTACCTTATAAATATCATACAAATGTTCCACGAACAGGTTTATACTGCTATTCATTTTCTTTATTTCCTGAAAAACAAGTTAGTGCAGGTTCTTACGACAATAGTCGTGTTACAACATCACTAACTATAAAAACGAAAGAAAATCTGAAAAACAATAGTAAAGTAAATTATATTCATAATATAATATCAAGTTTAGGAAAATTTTACAATCCTTTGGTGTATGAAATTGTTGTATATGCAATGGACGTAAATATATTACATATAACAAATGGAAATGCTGCTTTTAGATACACTTAATTTATTTTTTATATTCTTTATTATTAATAAAAGAATTATGGATTTATTTACTATTGTAATAATAATCGTTTTTGTATTTATAATTAAATATTTAATTGACACTATAAATTCCCTAAATGGAGAAATCAGAGAAATTAAGGAAAAATGCATAGGTAATAATAAAACTACATCATTTAAAGAAAATACAAATTTACCTAAAATTAATATGGATGATATCATAAAGGGTCTAACATATTTTAAAAATTATGTTGGCGAACAGAAATAATAAATTGTAAAATTATATAAACATATATAAATAATATAAGCGTTTATAATGAAATATGCCAAGGAAAAATAAAAAGAATGAAGTAAAATCTACAATAGATAAAAAGAAAGGATTAATGAATACAATGGTTAAAGATGTTGTTTTGGTAGAAAATGAAGATATTATATTACAATTACCTATATCAACAAATGATATAAACAAAATAAATGTTAACGACGAATTATTGGAGGCACCTAAACCATATGAACCAGATTGTTATTATATTAATGAGACAAATGTTTATAATAATATTCAAGATAATTTAATAAATGTTCGTAATGAAAATAATATATATTATAATAATACAAATGATAACAAAGATAATATAGAATATATAAATGGAGATAATATAAATTATAAAGAAAAAAACGATAATGAAAATATTATTAAATCTACAAATAATTGTTATTGGTGTTGTCACCCAATAAATGAAAGAATATACGGAATGCCTTACAAATATAATATATCTTCAAATACCTATATATTATTTGGAAACTTTTGCTCCCTAGAATGTGCAAATGCCTATAATTTTTCTTCACATTGTGGTAGCGATAAAGTATGGGAAATAAATAGTTTAATACAAATGTTAAGCAAACATTTTGGACATATAAAACCTGTACGACCTGCTCCGTCAAGATTTTTACTAAAAATTTTTAATGGTCCTTTAACAATTGAAGAGTTTCGTAAAGGACATCTTTCAAATGATAAAACACATCTTCTCAATCTTCCTCCAATGATTTCAACAACATATAATTATGAAATTGTAAATACGTCATATCTAAAAAATATCACAGATAATATGAATAATAAAAATGAAGTCAAAAAAATTAAAAAATGATATAAAGCTTTTATAATTATTATTATTGTGATTAAATGAGCGAATTTAAAGAAGATATTTACTTTTCACCCTATCGCGTATCCACTATAACGTGTAATGCAAATATAGGCGAGGATATTAATTTAAATCTTAAAATATTATTTGATAATATATTAATTGTAAATAAAGAAAGCAATGGCGATGGTGTAGTATGGGTCCAATATATGAAGGATGGAGAAGAATTAAATAGAGGAGAGTATCCCAAAAAAAGAAGGAAGAGTAAAAAAAATAAAATGAAAAAAAATCGTTTTGATAATCAGGTAACAATTATTTGCAAGAATAATGGTTATATGCCTAACATTAAAATATTTAAAAATGGAAATATACAATTGACTGGTATTAAAAATATTAATGATACTGAGGTAATTGTTAATCATATTATTTATAATATTGAAAATATCTATAATAATATTACTAAAGATATTATCAATAGTCGTGATGAAAATTATAAATTAAATTTGAAATTTCAAAATTTTAAAATAAGAATGATTAATACTGATTTTAAACTATATTGCGATAGTGAGTATAAAATAGGTTTTGGATTAAAAAGAAAAGAAATTCATAAACTATTTATCAGTAATTTGTATAATAATAAATGTTCATTTCAACCTGGTATATATCAAGGGGTTAAATTAGAATATTTCTGGAATAAATGTAACATTAATAAAAATGGTATTTGTTCGTGCCCTAAACAATGTTATGGTAAGGGAAAAGGTGAAAAAATAAATGAATGTAAAAAAGTAACAGGTGCTTTATTTGAGAGTGGAAGCATATTAATTACTGGAGGAGTATCATTTGAACAGGTAAATGAAACATATGATTATATTTGTAAATTCCTAAAAAAACATAAAGATGTAATCAAAAAAACTCAACCTTCTGCAATTATGATGAACGGAGAGTTAGATGATGTCGCATCAAAAAATATTGAATCTACATATGTTGAAACTGATGAACGCGTTGAGATTGATTAGAAATTTCTGGTGTATTTGGTGTATTTGGTGTATTTGGTGTATTTGGAAAATAAGGTAAACTAGGTAAAGTAAACATGTTGTTTGTATCATATGATGGAGCTGTCATCTTAGACATTGCTTGTACATCTGGTATTACAGATACATCTTGAACATTGTGAAAACTTTGCTTAGAATCATAGCAGCTAAAATTATAGTTATTTTCTGTATTTTCTTTATATTTTTTATATTTGCTGCTATTTACAGTATTATTACCAGGTCTATTACCAGATGGTATGTGATGACTAGCATAAAATTGCGAAGCATATGTTACAGCATCAGGTTCTAAGGGTGCTATTTTATAACTATTTCCCCAAGGTTTTTTATCAAATAAGACATCACCTGTATATAACCCTGCATTTTTGTAACGTTGTGGAATATATACAATGTTATTATCTATTGCAGCATAATCTAATCCTTTCATTATTCTATTATATTAAATAGATATTATTATATAAAGATAAATTTTAATTATTAAATTAAAATGAGTAATACTAATAATGGTTCAAAAAAAAGAAAAGTCGCCGATTTTATAAAAGATGGAATGGAGACAGATGATATTAAGAATTTAGTTCAAGAAATGATGTTGTATATGACAGAGAAAAAAAATTCCTTTTCTTCTCATATAGAATTATTAAATAATATGAAATCTTCTATTGAAGGCATAATGTTTTTTGAAGAGAGATATCCGATGTTATATGCTATGGTCACGAAAGAAGAAGGATTTGATTACGCTAGTTTAGAATATTTTTTAAATATGAGAAATAAAATTATTAAAAATGAATTATCGGTTGAAGAAGCATCTAAAGAGGTTGGACAGGTATGGTTTGATAAATATTATAAAAATCCTAAAAAAGAGTAATATTTTTTTTTGATTTTTTTATAAAAATTTTATAATATCTAAAATATATTTAGATGATTATTGAACTTTTTTTAATATCAATATTTATAGGCATTTCAATAGGAATTATAGGCAGTGGAGGTAGTATATTATTTATACCTGCGCTAATGTATTATAATTTAACTTTTCAACAGGCGGTTGCTATTTCTTTATTTCTGCATAGTATTCCAAATGCATTACCAGGACTTTATTTATATTATGAAAAAGGGCATTTTGATTTTAAAGTTGCAGCAATTGTAACAGCAGGTTCAATAATAGGGATAACAATAGGTTCTTATTTTGTAATAGAAAATTTTATAGATATTAAAATATTATATAGATTTTATACTTTTATCTTAGCTTTAACAACAATATATATGCTTTATTATTATTGTTGATGTAAAATATTTATTAAAAAATAAAAATTGATATAAACATTTAATTATATATAATTTTTAACAAAGTATATTATGAATAGCGAAGTGCTAATTTCCAATGTCCCCCCTAAAAATCTCAAGGAATTAATTGTCAACACCTATAATTGCCACGACAATAATTCTACATATGCAAATACTCTTATCTCTTTATTGAAAAAATATCACTTCTGGCCCAATATCAAAGTCAAGAAATTTAAAAATAATGATGATTTAGTTCTTCTTCATAATAATTATAAAATGGGAGCAACTGCAGGAGAATACAAAGAACTTTATGAAGAATGTAGAAGTATTGTTCTAGATTTCACATTGTCTTGCAATAATAATGTCGTTGTAACATATGCAAACTCCGTTCCGCGCAGAATTAGTTATGAAGAGTATATGTCAACACTCTATAATGATAAAGATAAATGCTATGAAGCATATGATGGTACAATTATCACAGTTTATAATTACAAAGACAAATGGTATTTCGGAACTTCTAGTTGTCCCGACGCAAATAGTTCAAAGTTTTCGCACCCTACAAAATCACACGGTTTAATGTTTGACGAAGTTCTCTACAAATATTATAGTCGCTTTTCAGATATTCTTAATATGTTGCAAGGACTAACTCAAGAAGAAACTTCGCAAAAACTTCGCGAAATGTTTGTAAGCAATCTAAATACCGATGATGCTTATGAATTTGTTTTAATTCATAAAGAAAATAAACATATCGTTGATTATACTGATGTTCTAGGTGATGATTATAAAGAACTAGTGCATATTAATACTAAAAATAGGACAACTCTTTACGAATATGATATTAATAGTTCATCTATTCAAGAACTATTTAATCTAGGCGTCAAGTATCCTTCGTACTTCAGTAATATTGTAGATGCTAATAATTATATTACCAATAATGTTACTTATGGGTTAATTATTAAAAAGAATGCTGGAGGATTTTCTAAGTTATATAAAATCTCTTCAAATTATATTAATCATCGCGAAGAAACTGATCCGTGTCATCCTAATCTATGGATGAATATCCTAGAAGTTTATATGAAAAATAAGCAAAATTACACTATCAAGGATTATATAGCAACCTATAACCCAAATATTCAACTTCCCGTTGATAATAATGGTAAAGAAATTGACCCTACATATCTAGTTCATACTATAATTTCAACTATCAAAGATAGTTTGTACAATTATTACAAATCAACAACTACTTATAATCCAAACTATAAAAGATATAAAATGATTAAGGAGCTCGACAAGCAATTTGCACCAATTATCCAATATCATCTGGCGCAATTGAGAAATCTTCAAACAAATATCTTTAGTAGAAAACTAATTACTTCTTCAAATATTTACTATTATTTATGCCAATGCAATGATGTTAAAAATATCAAAACTCTTATCCAATTCTTCGCTTCTAATTCAATCAATGAAATGCAACCTAGAACTTCTATGTGTTTCGCTATTATGAATAGTTTAATTTCATAAAATCTAAAATATATTAATTATAATAGAAAGAATATAAAAAAATGTATAATACTTATTCTACCCAAGCGTGGGTATATATGATAATAAGTATTATATTAACAATAGTTTGTATATCTCTAAATATATATGTTCAAGGTGCTGGATTATATTTATTATTATATATACTTTTTATATTTATAATATTTATAACTGCATATAATATAACGTGCTTATCAAAAGGCGATTGTAATACATGGGGGTGGATAATAAGTTTAATGTCTCTGATACCTATGATATTAGTAACAATAATGTTAATTATTTTAGCAATGTCTAAATCATAAATATTTTTTATTTTTAAAAATTGATATATAAGATAGAATATATTAATATATTAATAGAATGTTTCACAATTATAATTTTGACCCTTCAGACCCTTCAAATAATCACAGCTTTGAAATTCACAATATTGATTTGTCTATTGTAAATGGTATTAGAAGAATCATAATGACAGATATTCCTAACATTGGAGCAATCGGAGAAAAACTTGACAAAGAAGAACCTACAGTAAATGTAAAATTTAATTCGGGTGCTCTTCACGACGAATTTATTATTCACAGAATCGGTTTGATTCCTATTTGTATGACTTCCGATGAAATAGAAAATTATGAAGATAATTCACTGGTTCTAGAATTAAATGTTAATAATACTACTAATAAAAAAATTGATGTTAGGTCTTCTGATTATAAGGCGTCATTAAATGGTGTTGAATTAAGTGAAAAAAAATTAAAGGATTTATTCCCTCCGAATAAAGTTTCCAAAGAAAATATATTGATTACTCGTCTTAGACCAGGAGAACATTTGCATTTGACTGCTGATATTGTTAAAAGAACAGGACGTGATAATGCATCTTTTAATCCAGTATCATTAGCGAACTTTTCATATATTCAAGACCCGGTTGAAGCAAAAAAATGTGATAATATTTTGGATAGAGAACGCGCATATTATAAGAATAATTATGGAGATCCTATTAAGTTTAAATTTGATATTGAATATATCAATGTTAATATGGGACCTAAATATCTAATTCCTAAATCATTAGATATTATTACTTCAAAATTAAATAATTTAATGCACGAATTAGTGAACATTGAGGTATCAGAATTAGTAAAGATTCAACAATTTCAAGATATTAAAGAAACCTATGAATTTATTATTGAAAATGAAGATGATACGCTGGGAAATATTATTCAATCCTATGTACATAATAAATATATAAGAGAAAACAATAATATTGATAACATTTATTGTAAATTTATAGGATATATCTGCCCACATCCTTTAAAATCAATTATGATAATTCGCATTACTTTGGATAATGTTGAAGACCGCAATATGTTCATATCTTTTATGGAAAAAGTATGCAAAGAAATTATTGAAGATATTGTTTCAATTAAAACTAAATGGAATAAATTCGCTCTAAATAATAATATATCATAATTTATATTATTATATATTAAAAGAAGAGTAATATTATTCTATAATGTCTATTGAAATTGATAATTACACATATAATTACGAAGATGAAGATTTGGATGATATTGAGTATTTAGAAATAATGAGTTTAGACGATATTATAAAGGATAACCCTTCTTTTATTGCATTATCGGAAAATGATATACGAGACAATTTATCTAATATGTTTTTAAACAATAAAAAGGCAAGAAATGTTACTAAATTATTTTATGAGATTATCAATGATATTAATGAGAAAAGAGGAGTATTAAATAATTATGATAACTATATTTTTAACGCAGAAGTTGAAAAAGAAAAAAACGATGTTAATGATAAAAAAGAGCAGGATGATGCAAATTATTTTAATAAATTAGAAAATAGAGAGATTAATCAATATATTAAAGCAAAAGATAAGTATTTTTTTTGCATAAAATATAATAATGAATCTACGAATATTCGCATTACAAATGATAAAAAAATAAATATATCTTTAGAACCTTATCACAACAATGAGTTTCCTATATATTATCCAGTTTTTCCAACAGATGATGTAAATATTCCTATTATTTCAGCATATTATAAAATACCAAAATCAACTATAAACGATAATATATACGAGAAAATTACTGATTATTTAATTAATAGTAAAAATATAAATTTAAAGATCGCAGGAGATTATGATAATAGCAAGGATCTAGTTAAAAATGTAAGACCTAATATTCATCATATAATCAAATATATGAAAGAAGAAAGAAATAATTTTAATTTAGATTATAAAAACATAGATTCTATATTTAAAAAGTTTGGTAAATCGCTTGATTTAATAGACGTGAAGGATTGTGATATTTTATGTGATTATATGATATCTGTTACAGAATACGAGAAAGAACGAAAGAATATATCTAGACCTATTAATATTAAGAAATGTGATATATCTAACAAGAAACTAATATTTTTTGATAAATTAAAGTCTATTATTCACTTATTAGACTTAAAGGAAAGTGCCGTAAATTTTTTGGGAAAAACAAAAATTATATTAGAAGAACACCTTTCTACAATCGCTATAACAGACGAAATAGTAAATTTAAATAATTTAAATATAAATAAATTGATTTTGCATATCAATCAAACAGATGAAGAAGAAGTTATGGAATTATTAACTAATATAAAAAAATCAATACATATGACTAATATTAAAGAAACTATTATTGAAATTGATAAAATATTGAAAACATTAGAGAAAAAACCTGAAATTATCAAAAATTATGAATTATTAAAAAATAAGTTTGAATATTCTAGAAATCACATATTTGACTATGATAAAGATGGTAAACAATATCTAATATCATATCGCGAAGTAAAAGAAATAAAGGAGGGAACAAATAATGATAATTACGAAGGTATTCCTTTAGATAATATGGAAGAACATATAAATATAGAAGACCAAGATAATATCGCACACGAAGTATATGACATTAAATATGTTATAGATACTATTGATATAAATAAATATTTAACAAATATAAATTACAAAACAGAAGAGGGTTTTATAGATGGTATTAAAAATGTTCTTCCTGAATTAACAGAAATAAGTAAAATATGTAATCTAGAAATAGATTATGATATATTATGCAGCGAACTATTTAAATATAACAGAAGTATCCCTTCTAGAAAAAACGTATATATAAAAGAGTTTAAGGATAGAAATGTTGAATTGGATAAAACACTTTTAAATATATTAGAAAGAGTTCCTCCTAAAAATATTTTAAATATTAGCGGATTAGTTAATGAATTAGATAGAGATACTCTTGATATTATATTAACTGCTAATAAAGAATGGTTATCATCAATAAAACAATTGTTTATACATGCAATTTCATTCTGGATAATAAATGTTCAAGAAAAAATATTAGATGACACTTTTCCTCTGGATGAAAATTATTTAAATGATAATTATATAGTTAATTGGTATAAATATGGTTCTCCTTTTAATAATTTAAAAAAGAGTGAAGAAAAGGGGGTTCTTCCGTATATAATAAATATTACAAAGGAGTATTTAATAAATAAGAATGAATTATCAATTAATGCTGATAACTTATTAAAAGATACTATTAAATTTATTGAGGAAAAATACACTCCGTATTTAGAAATTATGAAGAGTAAATATGAATTGTTAAAAAATAAAAAGAAGGAGATGCGAGGTTTAATAGAAAAGGAAAAATTTAAAAATTTGCGAGATAATAAAATATGCACAAAGAACATAAATTTATGTAAAGAACAACATGTCAAATCTCTATTATATATGCCTGACATAGATTATGTAAAAATACATAAATTTTTACATGGATGTTGTTTAAAAAAATTAGATGATACATTTAGTGACGATATTGATTTAAAGAATGCTAAAAGAAAAGATTTGATTGCTTGGAAAAAAGAGTTCGCTAAAAAAAGATTGACAAATAAGGCACGTGAATTAAGATTTATACCTGAAAAAGTTAATAAAGAAACTGCAATAATAGTAAAGGAACAAAATAGTATATTTAAAGAAGATATTACATATGATATAAAATATGCTAATATATTATCATTATGGTTAGATGAAATGAGAGAGAAAAATAATAATATACTTCCGGATAAAGTTATAGATGATATAGAGGTTAATCCAAAAAAGATAGATAACGCTGTAAAAAATAATCTAAATATATTAGTGAAAACATCTAAAAATTTAAAAAGCGATAATTTCATAAATAGTTTTTATAAAGATAAAATAAAATACAAGAGTATAATCCTTACTATCATAAAAATATTAAATAATTATTCTAAGAAAAAAGATAATATAGAGTTGACATTATTAATTGATAGTTCAATAAAAGATTTGCGAAATATTATAATAGATTTAAATAAACTAAATAGTATATTGATAGAAGATAATGAAATAGAAACAGAGAGAATTAATAAATATATTGTAAGTAGAGCATTATGTTGTCCATTTAATCCCGAAGAATTAGTGAATGGATGCCTATCTTCTACTATTATAAATAATAGTACAATTCAAGAATTAGCAAAAAATATATACGCTGATATATTAAAAATAATTGAACTTACATTTCCAACTGCTGAGGAAAATATTAATTTTTTAAATGAACAGCGTGAAAAAAATAAACAGAATAAAATAAATATTTTAAATGATAAAACTGTAGAGGAAAATTTATTAATAAAAGAATTGAAAAAAGCAGGCATAAAACATAAAATAATGAATGAAAAAAAAGAAGAGGTTTTTGAAATTGAAGAAGAAAATCCTAAAGAGGATGTAAGACCTGATAGTAAATTGTTTGAAGATATATATGATGATAATGCTGACGTTATTGATAAATATGATGATGAACATAAACTAGGGACTTACGATGATGATAGTGATGATGAGTTAATGTTGATGGGAGATATGGGGTTTATATATAATTAGACATTTTCACCAGAACCATATACCTTTTCATTGTCTTCTGATTTTAATTCTTTAGGAGGGGCGGTAGATATATTTACAAGTGTCGCCCCGGGAATATCTTTTTTCCCTCCACTAAGTCTTTTATTAATATTGGCATTCCCTATAATACCATTTAATTGAATTGGTATATATCTATCAGCATCTGTAAAGCATTTTGCAACTTCAATTTTAAATTTTACAGGAATTTCTTCAAAAGAACAATCCTGTATTAGATTATCATATTTTAACGATAATATATTATATGTTTCTTTTGATACATTACCGTCACACGATTCTATTTCTTGAGATAACAACATAAATTGCTGAGATAATTTTTTAAATATTTCAAATTTTTCACTCGCTTTAATACTATTTGTAAGAGACATAATTAAGACACTTACTGCATTAACAATAATATTTGGTATTTTAATAGAGTTTGCATCTTCGCTGATACTATTTATTATACACATAGTAGAACTAGTTAATACAAGAGGTATTGCAAAACAGAATTTTACAAAACTCCAATGTGAAGATGCTTTTGTACATAGCAGTGTCATTGACTCGCATTTATCTAAAAGTTTTTCCATATTATGCATATTATTTTTTTAGTTTATCTAATAATATAACATTTTTTTATTTGAATTATTATATTAGAAGATAAAGTATATGGATATAGAGGTGAAAACTAATGATTGGATTCTTCCAAATAGAATAGGTTATAATAAGTTCATATATAATACATTTCATCCATCTAAATATAGCAAAAAGAAATTAGAATCTTCATGCAATTGCTCAAAAGATGGTTGTGATTTAGATGTATCAAAAGTTTCACTATTTCCGCAGCAGAGAATTATAAAGGATTATATGCAATTTGATAGTCCTTACAGAGGAATTCTTTTATATCACGAATTAGGTTCTGGTAAATCTGCGGCATCAATTGCTGCTGCTGAGGGATATATTAATAGAAAACAAATAGTAATTATGACACCTGCATCATTGGCACAAAATTATGAAAATGAATTGATGAAAATATCTACTATTGGTTTAAATTTAAAGAAATCGTGGACTTGTTTAAAAATAGATAAAGGAAATGCCAATATGATAGAAGATTTGAAAAAATATGCAATTCAAAAACAAATGATAGGTAAAACTGGAAGTGTATGGGTTCCCCTCTATAAAGGAGATATAGATGGTGCTGAAATTATAATTAATAATATTAAATACACAGAGTTAAGTTCTAATTATAAAGAGGAGATAAATAAAACAATAACACATATAATAAGAAATAGATATAAGTTTATCAATTATAATGGTTTGACAAAAAAATTAATAGATGAATTAGAAAAAAACGGAAACCCTTTTGATAATACTTTTATTATAGTAGATGAGGTTCATAATTTTATAAGTAGAATAGCGAATGGGTCAACATTGGCGATGAGAATATATAATTTTTTAATTAATGCAAAAGATATTAAAATGGTATTATTATCAGGAACTCCTATAATAAATCAACCTTATGAAATATCGTTTTTAATAAATTTATTAAGAGGACCTATGGTAACACATAATATA